TTCTCGGTCTATAACCGCGTGTTTGTTTATAATATCTGTTATATAATCACACTCCTCAGCAGTGAATATGTCATCGAATAAAAATATACAATCAGGTGGGTACATCTCTATATCTAAATTGCTTTATGTTTAAATATATTCACTGTGATGCGAGTCTTAAAAAAATACACGTATATATTAGATGTCTGTAGGTGCTACCCCAAGTTTGAATTTTATCGGTGACACCGTCGGCGACGTAGCACCACACGCTATGTCTGAGATGCGTGGTATTCGTTTTGCAAGTGGAAATTTAAATGAAATCTATCCAAAATAAAGATCGTGAAACGTGCATTAATTCTAAACGAATACAGTGTTTCAAATCAAAAGACGAGAATAATTGCGAAGCAACACCATGTTTTTTCATTTTTAAAAACACAAAAAACTTTTTTTATTTTTTCAAAACTTTTTTCTTTAAAAAGAAAGTGAAAAAAATATTTTTTTATTTTTTGTTTTTAAATTTCCAAAAAGTATGGCGTTACTTTATAAATTTATGTAGTGATTATATCTATTTCAAATCAATCGACGGAGTAGAACTCTAAAGTAACACCGTGTTTTTTTTAACTTTTTATGTAGAGAGTACACCCAGTTTAGATCAAATGACGAGAATTTTGTAAAATTTTGAAAAGTAAAATAAAAAAAATATTTTTTTCAAAACTTTTTTCTTTAAAAAGAAAGTGAAAAAAATATTTTTTTATTTTTTAAATTTTATCAGAATTAAAGATTTACCACCAACCATGTATAGATGAACACAATGTTAGCACGAGCGCTCAAAACCGTCGTCCCGGGACACACGGGTGTTGTCGTCGGAAGCAGAGAAGACATGATTCAAAGAACCGTGAGACAGAGTAGAGTGAAACTCTCGACTAAATATGTTTGGGATCCGAATCGCATGACGTACACGACGATACACTACCTACCGGACGGGTCGATGTACAACGCCATGATTTTAAAGAATAAAATATCCAAATAATGTAAGGATGCTGACATGTGCGTCACTGAAGATACCTTCACCCGTGAAACGGAAACGTAAAACGTGGAAGTTCGCGGCTGAATTCCTATGGAAGAAGAATTTTGTAAAAAATCAATCCGAACTCGGTGTCTGGACTCGGGATCAATTAATAGAACTCGGACCAACCTTTGTAAAGTTAGGCCAAATTGTATCAACGCGCGCAGACCTTTACCCTGTAGAGTTTACGCGACAGCTCGAATCTTTACAGGATAATGTACCCCCCATAGACGAGGTATGTGTAAAAGATGTTGTAAAAACCAATAATGTATTTTCTGAGTTTAATTACACGCCGTTCAAGTCTGCAAGTATAGGTCAGGTGCACATGGCGCGATTACTCGACGGCAGAGAGGTCGTGGTAAAAATAAAGAGACCCGCCATCTACGACGTAATGAAAAATGATACAGATAACATAATCGACGTTGTTAATTTTTTAGAGCGGGTGGGCATAGATACCGGTGCGACCTCCGGTCAAGTCTTGCACGAATCGATAGAGTACCTTTTATCGGAATCCGACTATGAAAAAGAGATGCACAACGCCAAACGCATGCGAAAAGCGTTTAAAGATGTTAAATGGGTCAAAATACCCAAGGTATACGAATCGTTTTCGACGCACGACATGATAGTCATGGAGTACGTAAAGTCGGATAAACTCACCGAAATAACGGACGAAAATGTAAACTCAAAGAAAATTTGTGAAGCGTTGATCACATCGTACGTGATTCAAACCATGGAAAAGGGACTTTTTCACGCGGATCCACACCCGGGAAATCTGGGATTTTCGGATAAGGGTAAACTCGTATTTTACGATTTCGGACTCGTCATAGATATTTCGGATGAATTAAAAATGGGATTTCAAGAACTCTTTAAATGTATAATAAACCGAGACACGAAGGGTGTAGTAGACACACTCATACGACTGAAGATCATAGTTCCAACGACCACCGATACCGATGACATAGAGATATTCTTCAAAACAACGTTAAATTATCTCAAAACATTGGATGTGAATGCATTTAAAAATGATATATTGGATGACGAAATACTCATGTCTCTCGCGGATAAAAAACCATTCTTGATACCGACATCATTCGTGTATCTCGCGAAGGCATTTTCTACCGTCGAAGGTACGTGTATAAAATTAGATGAAAATTTCAATTATTATGAATATTTAGAGCCCATGATAAAGGATCAATTCATAGAATCGTTCGACATACAAGAAGCGCTCTCCACGTCCATGGAAATGCCGTCGCGCATACGAAACATAAGTACAGCTGTTCTGGGTTTGGAGGAATCCAGAACATCTATGAAAAGGTCGTTAGAAAAGACGAGGAAAGAGATGCGATACACACAATACAGTGTATTGACTGCGGTACTCGCTGGAAATATGATAGAACACTTACCTATGTTTACGTTGTTATCCATCATGAGTGCATGGTTTGCATTTACTTCTTATAAAAATCGATAGACGTTTCTTCCTTCTTTGGTTTCTTTTCATCCATAAAGAAAGCTTTGTGACTTTCCAAAATCTCACGGGATCGAGTCTTCTCACCCTCCGCGATTTCGGAAAGACGCTCACGAATGGTCGCAAAATCATCCGCGCGCTGTTTCTTCATTTGTTTACCGTATTTTTTGAACTTTTTACGCATGGACGTGATATTCGCTGATGTGGAGGCTGCGATGACAAACATTTACTATTTCTTAAGATTTTTTTTGGGGTGCGATTACAAATTAATATTGAGACGTTTGAGTTTTTCCTCAAACTCTCTGCGCTCACCCGGCGATTCAATCTTTTCACCACCGGCGAGGGCTCTGATCTCCGGTCCGGTCAAGTGCATGGCATCAATTCTAAAGTCCTTGAATGCTTCCATGGTGACCGGAACGAGCGGTTGAACGAGTTCATAAATCGCGTTGGCGTATTCACGGATCTCCATCTGGGCGTGTTCATCCATGCGAAGGTGGAGATAATGCATGAGATTGTGAAGATTAATCTTCCAATAGAATTCCGTGTATGTCGACTGTGGGAGGTTGCCACGCGCTTGTTCGCGACACGCACCCCTATCGAGGAGATCTTGGTACAACTCAAACGATTCATTGAGTTTTTCGGAAACCTTAGACGTCAATTCATCACCCACGTCGACGACCCCTTCCGATCCTTGGTTGTTTACTCGCGATTGTCCACGCACAACGTCTGGTTCGTAGTACTGTTTCGGTACGACGGAGTATCGGGCGGAGAGTTCATTGATGCTGGCCATGCGGTGCCGCATATGCTGTCGAGCGATATAGATGGGCATTTTGATGTGAAACTTGAATTCGACCATCTCGAATGGCGTGGTGTGCCAGTGTCTAAGGAGATATCGAATAAGTCCCCGATCTCCTCTTGAGGTTTTAGTCCCATCTCCATACGAGACTCGGGCGGATTGTACGATGGCCGCATCCAAATCTTCCCGAGGCATGTGGTCCACGAGGCGAACAAACCCGTGATCCAAGACATCCCTTTGCATTTAGTACATCTACGGTTTAAATCTTTAAAGACATTCACGACGTAAACCAAACGTCTTTGTATTTTTTTACCGTCGAAACACATCCCAATCTTGCCATTCGGTCGTGTGACGACACGGTGTATATTTTGTGGTGATGACATCATCACAATTTCCGGACGCACTTCTTATTTGTTTTTGTTTGCCGATGGGTGTTTTAATCCCACGTCATGCGCTCCTTGAGACGCCGAATTAAGTACGGGGCGAGTTCAAACATATTTCCAACTGGCACATACCTGTAATCTATTCCTATGTTTGTACCCATACCTAAAAGCTGTGCGGTCACGTAACGGTCTTTGTCAAAACATTTTGCATATCTGAGCGACCGTTCATTATGTGTGGCGAGCATGGTGTGTACATGTGGGCACACGAGAGAATACGCCATACTCTGCATGTACTGATTATCCACACACGCCTTTGTTTCGAGTAAATCGGGTTGTCGTTTTAAATATGCACCCCGCACGAGTTTTACCCCCAATTTAAATCCATCTTTGTGTGCGTCGTCTATATCAGACAGTAGTTCTCGCATGGCGTGTTTTCTATACATTTGATACGTTTTGTAAACATTGATGTCATTCACTGTATTATGCTCCGCCATCATGTCGTAACATATTTCGGGATACAACACATCTTCTGCGTCTATGCATATTTTTACACCACGCGTTTTCGCATATTTAATGATAGAATGTGCATAATCTTTCGCTTCAGATTCATTTTCTCTCGACCCAAAACTCGTAAGTTTTATGGCACACATTGAATTAATGGGAAGCGAGGTGATGATTCTTTTTGTCGTTTCAGCTATTTCATATGCTTCACGTGATTTACAATTTTCTTTTGCGTAATCAACTATTACCTTTTCACCTCTGTTACGTATTATTTCCAGTACACGTGGTAATTCTCGGAATGTCGCCGCATACCTGAGCATTAATTTACTTTAGATATTTTTCATCTAATTCTCTTTTCATATCTTCGATGGTCCTGTAGTATCTCTTGAGATCCTTCATGAATCGCTTGTTCTTCTCTAGACATTCACAGTCCACTTTATTAACGTAAATCCAAGCTAAGTTTGATTTAGAATATCTCGTCTCTTTTTGATTTTGGTTCGGGCGTCTCGGCACTAATTTTTTGTTCACGGTCTTCTTCAGTGGTTCCGTGCGCTTCGTAAAACTGATCGCTTGCATGACCGTATCGGCGAGATCATCTTTCTTTTTGGATTCTTTGAATATGGGAAGCCAGTGTGAATTCACGGGATTGCTATTCAAAAACGCCTCACATCGTTCGATGGATACCTTTTTACGTTTAAGATACTGGGCTTTACCCGGTCCACACACGTCTGGAATCTTAAATTTAGCGTCGTAAATGATCGTTTCAGATTTGGGGCATCTTATCACAAAGTATGCGTGAAGAAAATTCTCTACCATCTTCATTTTCTTATTTCTATCCGGTTGTTTCTCTATGAGTATGATGTCTGATTCTAATACCCACGGCTTTTCATCGAGGTGATTGCGCATGGAGACGAATATACCATCCTTGTGTTCAGGCGGTACACCCGATACATCCCAGTTCACGACTAAATTAGATGTTTCCTCAAATTGACACATGGCCAAATTTCGTATACCTACATCTATACTTAAAATCATTTAATTAAAGAAAATTTATTTCTTTATCTACTGTAAATGAAGAACACTAAACTTAATACGATTTTGTTATTTGTTTCTCTCGTCGCATTGGTCGTGTGGCTCGGTTCCATCAGAATGAGAGAGAATTTGGAAGGAAGTGATTCTAAGGCGGTGAAGTACGTGAAGGAAGCGTCTCCTGAAAAGTTTATCAACCCATTCATCGTCTACGGCATGGCGAAAGAGTTGACTGAAGATGAAGAAAAACTCGCTCGGATCATCCCACTCGTGAAGTCGGGTGATCGTGAAAAATTGATCGCGTACCTCGAGTCTTTGTAAATGTATTTTTGTTTTTAGTGGTCACAGTACACCACAGAGAACAAAAATGAAATTAACGTCGCATACCGGGCATTTTCATTTTAGAAAAGTTGGCAGTTTTGAGTTTGTTCTGACCAGCGGGTGACAGGCCCATCATGGCCATGGCAATGATTAGCATAATACACGACAACACCGCGCCAATGATCGCAAACTTCATGGGACCGGTCACCGCACCGACCACACCTGTCACAGCTTCACCGGCCGATTCAATGACTTGGGCGGACCCACCGGCCATGGATGCGGCAGCGGATTCACCCTTGGTTATGATTTCATTTGACGTTTGATTGGTCGTCATAGCGGAAAGTAAGTTCTTCGCGACAGCTTGAGCCGCGAGTTCGGCCGAAATATTCTGTTTGAATGAAAGTTGTTCGCCATTAAAACATATCGTTTCACCGATATTGATGGTTTGTCCTTGAATATTTACCGCCTGGTTTATCGTTTTGGTGAGGTTATTCGTTTCGATTTGTGTTTTTACGATGTTTTCAATTTCTGTGTTGATCGTTTGATTGACGTTTTGGCGATCACCGAATTGCAGGTTACCCATTTGAGTTTGTTTATCCAAAGCCGCACTCGCCTGTGCCTGAAGTTCACTCACGATCTCATTTTCAACGTTTTGGAAACTGTCTGTAATTTGTTCAGTCGTCGCCATGAAACTCGATGTAATGGTTTGATCAGTTTCTATATTACAACCAACGTTTTTCAAAATATTCAATTCCATATTTTGGATATTTTGCATGTTATTTTCGTTGATAGATTCATTAGTCGTAACGGAGTTATACATGATGTCGTTGACGACACTCATGTTAAATTCCTGATTGATGGTTGAACTTCCTCCACCACCCATATTTTGTGATGTACTGAGAAAAAAATATACACTTAAAGACTTACATATACATCTAAACTATGTGGTGTTGGTGGTGTTGCCATCCATTTGAAGGTGAACGTTTAAGTTTGCCTTATAGATATGACGAGAAACGTAACAAGTTTAGTACGTGTGGTATATTCTGCTCTTGGAGTTGCATGAAACGTTATGCGATCGATAAATACGGCATAACACGGGGTGGTATCATATGTAGTAATATCATAATTATGCGCAAAAGATTATATAACAAATTGGGATCGATCGTGATGGCTCCACTCAGAGAACGCCTCGATGTATTCGGTGGTGATCTTTCCATAGAAGAATTTAGGAGTAATAGCGTCATAGATAAGGAGAAACCTAAAGAGATAAATAGTACACCATTAGAAGATAGGGTTATACCGATTATTTCAAACACAAAGAAGATGAATGAAATAAACAGTTCGACTGGTAAAAATGAAACGCTTAAATTGAAGCGTGAAAAACCGTTAAAACGAAACCAGAATAATCTAGAATCGGCTTTAGGGTTAATCATTAAGCCCAAAACGTAAAAGTCTGCGCTGTTTGTTTGTTGGTTTTGATTTTGGTACATGTTTAGAATTGAAACTATCTATCCAAGCCTCACCGTCGTATGCCTTCCATCGCAGTTTGTACTTGTCTATCATTTTTCGACAGAGTACACACGGAAGGGACGTACCATGGCCATAACTTGTCTTGCGTTGTATGATGAGTGTACCAAACTTTCTCCTCACCCACATTGCAAATTGATGAATGCGATTTCCGCGTTTTAAACATTCATGTTTAAGGGTTTTTATGAGTCTTCTCTCAGCGCAACATATACAATCACTTTCGAAAATGACGAAAGTTGCGCGTGGTATGCACAGTGACGATATGATATCGCGTCATTTTATCTAATCAACATTCGTGTGTCTCTTTTAATAGAGTTACAATTATTACATACACATCCCTCAAATACAAACGAACATGCTTCACACTCATTTAAAACACGTATGTTCCTTTGTACCAGTTTGTTTTCTGAATATAAAATTAAATCACGTATAGTGTAAACACCGTACATTACCATAGTTTCAAGCGAAGGAAACTGCATCTACTTACTAAAACAACCGCAACCTTTAGTTAACTTTAGCATGACCGAAAAGCTGTCAATCATTGGTGGAACCATCTTCTTAAGAACGACTTCCAATTCAGAGTCTTCTTCACCTTCATCAATTTCTTCGATGATGGAGTAAATGAGATCAATCACGAGCTCTTTCTTTTCTGGACCAGTGAGGACCTTAATCTTATTTACTTCCATCATGAGACACGATACCACACCGCAAATATTTTCCTTGTTGATACCAGTCTTTTTGTAGCGAGCCGCGAGCGCCTTCACGCGCTCGATGACGAGTTTGGATTCTTTAGACTTACTGTCATATCCAGCGAGGACAGCTTCTGGGGACGAGCTCATTTTATATACTTATCTTAGAAATAATTTCTTTAATAATTGTAATGGATGTAGATAGCACCCTACTTTTTGTGGCGACATCGATCGGGGTATATCAATTTATGAACGAAATAAAAGACGTGTATAACATGAAAAACATAGATGAATACGATATGCAATATGTAATCTCAGGTATAATTGCGAGTATGATGTGGAGTATATATCAATATAGAGGTGGCTCTAATTATTATGCGATGTATTCTCTATTAGGTGCGTTTCTTGGCCTGTACACACTGGTTCAGATCCGGCGTAAATCTGCGAAAGACGCGGCGTGGTGAAATCTGAATGAGTGACTAAACGTCCCATGAATTCGAGTATTTTGTGTTTTTCTTCAAATGTTAATCTTCGTGTCTTCTGCATCACATAAGACATGAGCATTAAGAGAATTCGAATTGAATCCAATACGTGCATCTACTTTCCACAAATTTTTAAAAGTAGCGCTTTAGCCTCATCGGATACGCCGTTCATGTATCTATCGTAAAATTTTTTTGCTGAAATCTGTGTACCATCGAGATAATTAATTTTTATGGTGGTAGACTTTTTAAAAGTGTCAACTGCGTCGTAATGTTTTGCACACCATCGTTTTATACGATCTATATGTGGCTGTGATCGCGCGATCGTTTCGTTTCGTTGTGTCTCAGTGGCGGCAAATTGTATTTTATACTCGATGAAATCGTCGATGTCTAAAAAGTCACCCACGGTTTTTTCTTCTGTTACGATGGTGGTATCCGCGACCATCGCATCTACGAGTATTTTTTTCAATTTGTCGAGTTCATATTTCTGTATATAATATTCTTCGGTACCTTCGATCACACCTGATTTTTTAGCTGTGAAAATACCGAATGCACTCATCGCGAAAATTGAACAACTGCACATACACAGTAACAATACTAAGACGACTCTTTTGTCCATATGCTATACATTCACATTAAAATTCGACACCACCTTGCGCTGTTGCTGGATATTGTTTGTAACTCGACATAACATTTCTGGGTGTGTTACGGCGCGACATACCGGGTATCGTTGGTTTGATACCACGGCGCTTCATCATCAAGTAAATTGATGTTATCAACAAAAGTATGTGACCCAACAACGAAACAATACCAAAGTTTCGAGCCGACTTATCAGCGGTGCTACTACACTCATTGGTCATGGCCAAAGTCATGGAAGATGCGATGATACCGAAAATACCGAACAAGAGCGCGAACGCCGCGGCTTCGGATTTCACAATCTTAGTCAACAAAAGTGTGAGAATCATGGCGATGGCCGCCGTCATCGTGTGACTCAAAAACATTTTGAGGTTTTTCCACTTTTGCGAATTTTGAACTTGGTCACAGTCGTTGAAGGTCTTGATTCCCACCGAGCTCACTGCGATGTAGAACACACCCATCACAGCGATCAAGAACAATGTACCATATGACATTTCCATGTCTTGACCTGTTCTCGCGGCCAGGTTTGATAATTGTTGCATATCTATCTTAGACACAACCATTTTTATATCATGTACTGAGAAATTATTATGTGTTATAGATTATGTTCGTATTGATACTATGATATTCACTGAACCCGACTGGAAAGGGCAGAGGTCGAGTGGCTATGGTAGAGTGCACATAGGTGACAACACAGTCATACGAGAACTTACAATTATAAACAAACCTACGGATAAAGTCACGCATATAGGTGATGATTGCTACATCATGAATAGATGCTTTATTGGGCATGACTCTCACATAGGAAATGGCGTTCAAATGAATCCGGGTTCCAGTGTTGCTGGGTTCGTAAAAATAGGCGATCATTCGCACATAGGTATGAATGCATCTGTACACCAACGATCGAAAATCGGTAAATACTGCGTGATAGGCGCTGGTAGTTTCTTCAAAGGTGAATCACCCGATGGTATTATATGGGGCGGTGTACCGGCTAAACCTATAAAGGTAAATACTATAGGTATAGAAAGGTCAAGTTTAACTGAACACGAAAAACACGATTTAATCAAACGTTCTGAAACGTTTATTAACAATTTCAAGTGTTCGAGCGATATCTAGTGGATATCCAATTGAATTCCTCGACATAAAATGATGTATGTTCATTTCTATGGCATCTGTTTTTTCCACTATACCTATATTTTCTATAAAGTATTCGTCGTCCGATGACCATCTATACACATCATCTTTGCAATATAAACTTATACTTCTACTCTTTTTCATAGATGTGTTACTCACTTCTATGTTAAATGATATATCGTCACATTTCCCATTTATGAGTACAGACTTTTCGTTTGCATATGGGACATCTATCGCGTGTATACTCTTTTTTGATTTCATGAGTAAAAACATCAATATAGAAATGGGGTGAATTGCGAGGTCTTCTACTATGTTTACATCACTTGGTATCATAGTCCCGTTATTAAGCCATTTCATTTCTATGTGTTTTATACCTTTACAATTTCCGAGATTCTTTATTGAATTGTGTTGTAGCCATGTAAAATCGCAATATAAAAATGTATCATCTGGTTTTTTAGAAAATATATCGAGTGTGTCTTCGAGTGAAGGACATATCGGTTTTTCTACCCATATATTTTTTACACCTTTTGAAAATAATTTTATTAGAATTGAGTGATGTGTACTCGCGGGTGTAGTGATAAACCATCTATCATCATTCGTAAATTTAACGTCATCAATCGATTTGTAATGCGCCATTTGATTGTATGGATCTATGGTCGTTACATCGTAGTTATTTTTCGTTAGTTTGGTATTTAATATACTACCGAAGTACCCAAGACCCACTATAAAACATTTCATTATTAAAGATTATACCTTATTCTTTAATAATGAAGGTTCCATATAATGACCTGTCGAGAATACACAATCCATTACGCAAATCGTTTCATGAATCATTGGATAGTGTGTTGAACACGTCTGGTTTTGTGGGTGACGTTGTGTTTGCGGATGCATTCAAGAAGTATACAAATTCTGATTACTGTATCACGTGTAATAGTGGTACTGACGCCTTGTATATAGCCATAAAGTCTCTTGAACTCAAACCAGGTTCTAGGATCGCCGTACCCGCTATTTCATATGCGGCGACTGCCATGGCGGTTGTAAACGCCGGTCACGTACCCGTGTTTATTGATGTTGATCCAGATACTGGACTCATGTTGGTTGACACCGTGAAAGATGTTGATTGTGTCATCCCGGTTCACTTATACGGGCAGTGTGTCGATGTACACACGCTACTTAAATTGGGTGTTCCCGTCATTGAAGATTGTGCACAAGCACACGGTGCCACTATAAATGACACACACGTTGGTAATTTGGGTGTCATCGGTTGTTTCTCATTTTATCCAGGTAAAAATATGGGTGCACTCGGTGATGCGGGTGCATGCATAACGAACAATGAAGAACTTGCTACGAAAATGAAAAGATATGCAAGTCTTGGATCTCCGAAGCATAATCGATATGAACACGTAACAGATGGCATAAATTCGCGTATGGATGGAATGCAAGGTTTATTCCTCACAGAAAAATTAAAACACCTCGACGATTGGACGAATCAAAGAATAACACTCGCGGAGATATATCAAAGTGGTATGGAATGTCCTAATAGAAGTCGTGTTGGCAAAGACGTGTATCACGTATTTTATACTTTACAAAATGAACGAGAAAATTACATAAAACACATGAATGACAGTGGAGTTCAAACTGGTATTCATTATCCGTATCCTCTATCGGAATTGGAATGCTTCCGTGAATATCACATTTTGTGCAAAAATGCAGTTGAATTTTGCAAAAAGTGTGTGAGTTTACCGTTATTTCCGGGTATGACGAAAGATGAAGTCGAATTTACATTAAAGAGTCATAGAGATTTTCATCTTCCCTCAATTTAAGTACGCCATCTGTCCATCTATTATTATCTTTATCTACCGATTTTACATGTAATATAGCTAATTGTGGGTGTGGAGAAACACCGATATTCGTATTATATCCGGATATGGATTCATGTAGACTATTACCGTACTTTATTCTAGAAGGTTCATTTTTGTAAACACGGTCTATATAATCCGGCCAATTTACCCAGTCATATTCATTTACTACGAATCCATGGTCTTTGTACCATTCGTCGGTTGCACCCAAGCATATATTTATTCGTGGAACTTTGATTAATTCAGCTTTTGTTTCAGTTATAATGTTTTTTATATTTTTTATGAGTTTTTCTTTTGGCATTTCATCTGGATCCACTATAAATATGTAATCACCCGTGCATTTACTCGTATGAAAATTGCGATGCGCACTGAAATCATCATCAAATTCTCTTTCACACGTGACTATATCATCTTTAAAGTGTTCTAATACGCATAACACCTGTGGTGTGACATGAGCAGTGTCCACTAAGACATTAATTTCATCTTCAATGTCTTTTGTTCGTTTTAAAAATGAAATGAGTGAATATAAATCTTTTGACTCGTTGCACACGGTTATTGCATACGACAGTTTCATTATTAATATTAAAGAATATGACGTCTTTAAGTTAAGTATGATACCAGACGTTATTCATAAAGTAATTATAGTAGATGAAGGTAAATTACCTGTATTACCACTTGAAATGAAAAAAGCCATAGAAACATTTTATAGAATGAATCCCGGTTACAAAGTCAAATTGTTTTCTGGAAATGATTGCATCGAATATATAATGACGTATTTCAACGATAGAATCCTTGAAGCTTATAAAAAATTAAAACCATATTCATATAAATGTGATTTAATGCGTCATTTGATATTGTATAATGAAGGTGGGTGGTACACAGATGCAAGAATGATATGTTATAAACCACTTGATGTATTAAAAAAATACAACAAAGAATTTTATGTGTGTGTAGATACACCACAACAACAATTATGTATGACGACCGGATTCATTGGTTCTATTCCGAAGCACCCAATTTCAGAAAAAATGATAGACATAATCTTATGGAATATAGACAAAATGCATTATGGTATGGATTGTCTGGCACCAACTGGACCGGGTGCATATATAAATGCATGCATAGATCATTTACGAATGTTTCCATCAAAGTGTATGATAGGAAAGCATGTGATAGATAACGGTGAGCAATTTATCGACTATGAATGTGGGCGCATTGCAAAAGTTAAGTATAATAATGCAAAAGGTGCAGATAATAGTGATATAAAAGGTGGCAACGATTATGGTGAAATGTGGCGGAATTGGGATATCTACTTAGTCAATACGTAGATGTAAATCTTCTCCTCATCATCCGTTATGAATTCAGTTGTTAATCCTTCGATTCGAGATAAAATAAAATCTACGACTTTCCAATTGTCGAATATAGTAATATCCTCTATGATTAGTTTTGAACCTTTATTCATTCTACTGATAAGTGAAATAATAGAATTTACATCAGCTGTAATGTGATGGAGTCCATCGATTATAGCGAAATCAAATGAAATACCCTTAAATAAATTATCCAATTCATTTTTATTGAGTTGATCGACTTTAGCGGTTTTGATATTATCTTCTTCAAATAGAATTTCTTCATCTATATCGGCTCCATATACTTTAGAGCCCTTTACAAAATCTCTGAATGCTCGTAGGGATGAACCGGGGGTAGAATCAAATCCCTGTTCTTGTTTATAGAAGAACATTGTAGACGCGATGTTTGGGTTTTTGGTTCCCATACCAATTTCAAGAATGTTGATGTCCGTTTTTGAGGATAACACGTTACTGTAGTATTTATAATAAGGATTTATAAACTTATCCGAACCATACTTAATAAATAATTCCTTTAGTTCTTCTTCGTTTCCATTTTCAAATTCACTGTATTTTTTTACAGTGGGTGTATAGTCAGTGAGTGCTATACACTCTAACATATTGGGAATAAAACTACTAGCACCTTCTATCCAAAAATATGGATGATCCTTTGCACCAGTGGATTTGAAATAATTTGATAGTGGACCTATGTTTAATTCTTGCATGTTGTACATTTGTATGTTATGAAAACTTTAAACCCACTAAAAAATTCTCTAATTTATATAACATGCTCGAAGAGGAACTCGACGACCTCAGTCGAAAAAGGTCGGAACTAGACGAAATCATAACCGATCTTTACGAGCTCAAACCACTTTTAGAAAAGTGTGAAAATGACACTCTTGTAAAAGGGTACATAGAATGTGAAACCGAAACATTCTCTTTATCGGAGTGGTATATACGCACCAAACCATTATTAAAAGATTTGGTTTCGTGGCTCAAGATGTATTATGAACAAAAAATTGAAATGTACGATGAAACTGAAAATCTAAAACAGAAAATCAAGACATTACGTCACTCGATACTCGCATCATTTAATAAATCTTAAGAATTTCAGCCACAGCAGGGTGTCTCAGGATATCTTCGTCGTGCATCATTACGTGTTCAACGTATTCAAATTCATTTCCCTTGAGTTTGTGTACGAGATCTGCGAGACCGTTTTTCTTATTCGTGAGATCACTTTGTTTTAGATCGCCCATGACCACCATTTTGGAATTTTCACCAAGGCGCGTGAGTAACATTTTCATTTGGTTGGGTGTACAATTTTGCATCTCGTCGCCTATGATGAATGAATCATTGAATGTTCTTCCCCGCATAAATCCAAGGGGTTCTATTCTTACACAATGTTCCATCTGTTTGCGCGTGAGTTGCATTTCAAAAACGTCCATCATTGGTCGAATCCATGGTTCCATTTTACGTTCCATTTCCCCAGGTAAATATCCCATGTCTTCATCCGCAGCTACGATTGGTCGAGTCAGAACGATGCGCCTACATTCTTTATTTTTCAACTTTTCAGCTGCATATTGACACGCAAACATAGTTTTACCCGAACCAGCTGGTCCAGTGGCGATTATGATGGGTTTATGTGATTGCAACACTTTCACATATTCAATTTGACCGGGCGTTTTTGGGATATTCATCTATTATGACTTAAGGTTTTTTCTTTATTATACATTAGAACATGGAGTTTCATTTTGTAAAGGTTGGTCGAGATAGTTTGGCCACTATAACAGATCCCACACGTAAACCACGGGCGTTATGTTTTAAAGATCGAGTAAATGCATCCAAATACGTCGACTATCTATCTACGTATAGATCTAAATTTGGTGAATGGCCCGTCGTTGACTTAAGCGAACCGGTAACAAAGATAAATGTAAAGTCTAAATTCAAACCCCGCACGGTGGAGTACGTACGAAAGTTCGTCACTATAAGTACGCGCCAACAACACGAACTCAATGGGATGTCCATGACGTCTGGTCTATCTTACTTTTTCTGCCACACTTTCGAATGTAACGACGATCTCATGAATATCAATTTGCGTGGTCAGGAGATAGACGCTATAATTGACGAAGAAATGTATAAAAATTGGCTTGAATGTAGTTTAAAGAATGTTTAATATATAATATACAAAATGGGAACATTGTCTCTTAAATTTGATCCATCCAATAAAGCCCACGCCGAATGGCTAAAACGTACGGGTGATAGTTTTAAAAAATCTATGCGAGAAAAGCACGACTTCATGGAAGATGTAAACAATAATCCGATCACGGATGAAAAAGTTAAACCGCAAGATTGGGCGCAATTACATTTCGTACTCGCTATGAAATATACCAATGCGGTTTTTGATGGTACAGCACACATCCCAAAATAAAAAATTGGCTTACATAAATGCAGATCATCACGGCAGTTCTCGCGTTGTTGATTGTGTTTCTCATTCTCAGACAAGCTGAACTGTACGTCCCACGTATTCTAGATGATGATTGGGTCTCCACCAGGAATGATCCAGAAAGAAATGGTGGTCCATTCGATATGTGCTCACCCGAATCATTCGGTGATTGCGACCGAATTAAATTTCCAAACCTAAGTCGTTATTAGATAATTCTAATATTTAATTAAAACAGGATGATCAGAGAATACGCCAAAGACAAATACGCCGATCTTTTGGGTATTTCCAGTGATCATGCATTATCCGTGAATCTCGAGAAAAGTACACATAATTGGGCTGTGAAACGGAGCACATCACTCGGAGATGTTGCCGCGGCCGACAATCCGTATCACATGAACAGATATAAGCATAAATTTCTCCAGATTCAATATAATTTAAAAAAATCGCCATCCCTTAAACAACAAATTCTGGATGGTAAAATCAAGACATCTAATGTCATGGACCTTTCACCACAGGCGTTGTGGCCAAATGGACCGTGGGCTAAGATGAAAGAGGAATGTATTTCAAAGGATATGAAGAAAGAATATAAGTCGAATATACTAAAAGATCCAAATTATAAGGGTATTTTTAAGTGTAATCGGTGTAAATCATACAAGACCACGTATTATGAAATGCAAACACGCAGTGCCGATGAACCCATGACTGTATTCATCACGTGTCACAAGTGTGACTCTAGGTGGAAATCTTAATTGAATATTCAGAATTGGTTAAGTCCGTGTCCATATCACCGACCGATAGTACATAATTATAACCAGTGTGTCGTTTTAGGTTACCTTTATTATGTGCGGGTGTGATGTATAATTCATCGTAGTATATTCCATATGTTCGTAATTGGTATTTTGTGAACGCCATGATACCCGGTATATTTGGTCTCGCGGTCATTATGATTATTTTGTATCCCAATTTTACACAATCTTTTAGTAGTTCGATAGCGAGTCTATTAGGTGTCCCATTTGTAAATATGAGTGTATTATCTACGTCAAACATGACGGCGTCATTCGAATGTATATATCGGTTTTTTAATACATTCATAGTAACTTACTTTAAGATTAGAAATTAACTCTATTAAATGGTGAAGCAGATAGTGGATGTTACATTTGATGACGGTAGTATATCTATTTGTAGAATACTCGAAGACTTAAATGATGACGAATATTTGATAGAGGAATTCATCTGTAAACGTAATGGTACGTGTAAATATAGCGGTATTACACAGGTTGTATGTAAAGATTCAGTTTGTGGCTATTACGACGTTGAAAATATAGAAGACACTGGATTATATAGAAAGATATCGGACAATTTGTATGAAGTCGTCGATGAGTCAGACGAAGATTACGAAGAGTCGAGTGAAGAAGAAGAGAGTGACTCTGATATAAGTTTAGACGATGAAGAATAAAAATGTAGTTTTATATTAAATGAAAAACAACTATATCCTCCCAGGTTCCATCCTAGCTCTCGTGATATTGTATACTGTAGTGTACAACCCAAAGGGAAAGAAAGAGGGGTATTGCGGTGCATGCAGTAAATGAAACTTAAAAAATAAACGCGTCAAATAAAAAATGGCACCGTATACGCCACCTAACACACATTATAGTGAATTAGATGTCTCGTCGTACGAGCAAGATGACATTTTCAAATTTATAGGTAAGTCAGGCAAACGCTTTTATTGGCTCACTAAATTTTTAAATTTGTCCTATCTCTGGTACGACAAGAACCGAGAAGTGATCGAAGTATGGGGACCGTATGAATCTCTCCAAAATTTTCAAGCGCATCACATTATACAATGTGAATTAGACCTAAGTTGTAATAAAGATTAGGTATATTATACCAGTATGTTGAAACGACCCGCTTTAAGACCACGCGAATCGCATGATGTCCCTTCTACTAAACCAGCTGAGGGAACATTTCTGCATTCCATATTACGAGCTGGCGAAACCAAATATTATAAACCGGAGCCCGTGTACATACAAAATTACGAGAATTACATAGATAATCTCAGAAAATCGTGTGAACGGAGCGGTGTTGAATTTGTCTTACCAAAAAATGTATTACCCATGCCACCACGGGAAACCGCGATTCCCCAAAAAGTTGCACCCGTTAGGTACATCGACGACGCTATATTGAAAGTCAACGTTTTGAAATGTGGTAAGGTTCGAGTGAAGATTATAACTCAGATGGCGACACTCTACGAAAAATACATCTCAAAAAATAAGATACCACCGGTTAAAACACTCGCGGCTGCACTCAAGGCTGTTGGTTACGATGAAG